TTCACCCTAAAGACAAGATGAAGAATAAAGACGGCAGTATCTCTAAGAGGTATCAAGCACAGCTAGACAAAGGTGCTCACTTTTATGATGAGTTAGATGCTGAGGGAGACCCTGCTATAGCTAAGTGCGAGGTAAAGCAATGTGCTTGGGGATACTTTGATTATCCTGAGTTTAACTTAGGCTCTCGTCAACAGATAGCTAAGTATCTACAGCACTTCGGTTGGAAGCCTAAAGCATTTACTGAAAAGGGCAATCCTATCGTAGACGAGAAGGTACTTAAATCTGTTAATATACCTGAAGCACAATTGATTGTAGATTACTTGACACTAACCAAGCGTATAGCTATGGTAAAGAGTTGGGTTGATGCAATAGATGAGCGTACTGGTCGAGTACACGGTAAGGTAAACCCTTGCGGTGCTGTGACTGGTAGGATGACACACTCTAACCCTAACTGTGCTCAAGTCCCTGCGACTAAGCACGGAAAAGACGGAAAGGTTTTATGGGGTTTTGAGGGTGGCTATGGTGCTGACTGTAGAAACTTATGGACTGTTCCTAAAGACTACAAGTTAGTAGGCTGTGATGCTAGTGGGCTAGAGTTAAGAATGTTAGCACACTATATGAATGATGATAAATACACTAATGAGATACTTAACGGTGACATTCATTCTGCTAATCAGAAGTCAGCAGGACTACAGACTAGAGACCAAGCTAAGACTTTTATCTATGCGTTCCTTTACGGAGCAGGTGATAGTAAGATTGGCGAGGTAGCAG